TCTCTCTGCTATGCGCTTAGACTTAAGGCACTCAGACATTGATGATTTATATGTGTGTTCAACCAATTCGCCTTCAAAAAACATACACAGGGCGACACAGATTATAATTTCCTTCATTATTGATCTCCATTAGCAAAATCTCTTTGCTTATCCTTTAATTTTTCTACATCCTTTTGTAGTTTATCTACAGCTTTATCTAATGCTTTAATTCCTACTTCATTGTGTAACATACTATCTACTCTTAATTGAACCCTATCCATTTGTTTATACAATTCTTCAATGAGCATAAATTGTTCTGAGTCCGCAGGAAGACTACCTACAGTAACCCCCTCGGCCACTTGATACGAAACTCTGTATTCATGACCAGATCTTTATCCATGATCTCTAGTTGTGTACTATGCTTATTTAATTTTTCCTGGACCCCGAAGAATGCCCAGACCCCGACAGCAACCGCCGCAATAATGGAAATCAAATTACGAATGGGCATTGCCACATTCGTTGACTCATTGAATTTCATATTAACTGCAGTTATTTTTATCTAGATCGATTGGTTTGTCGCCATAGAACCACACCCACGATGAAATTTTTGTTCCATCTTGTGTATAGGTACATTTTTTGCCTACCGAGCAGGCGCTCAAGGCAAATAATAGGGCTAACACCAAGAATAATTTATTCATTGTTGCTCCTTTTAGCTTCGTTCTCATATGTCAACGCTTCTGCGTTGTCTTTTTCTTTTGTTTGGCAGCACTCGCCGTTGTCTTCTTTTTCTTTTGAGTGCGTACCACAACATTTTTTTGGATCTATTGGCACGTTTCACACTCCCCTGTGTCATCCACTACTAGCCCTTTGTCACATGAGCAGGCCGAGCAAGAACACACTCCATACATATCAGAATGTTCATCTAAAGAACAGTGACAATTACAGCCACAATTTTTACACTTTGTCATCTTTGTTCAAGTAGTTCCAAAACTTTTTAAATTTTGTTTTTATCCATTTAATCATCTTTAGTCTCCTCAATGTTATAGAAGAATCTATCCGAATCTTCTGTTTTCCATTTTCTATCGTCTTCAACATTCCATTCGCTGCTCTGAGTTTTCCAGTCAAAAGGAATTTCATCCTTAACAGTAAAGGATGGAATACTCCATATTAATCTATTGTTTGGCTGAGCTGCATAGTTGCCATTCTCCAGGGCAAGTATGTGTGCGCATTTATGTTCTTGCGGGATCTCTGAATGATCAGTATCCACAATATTACTCTCTGGATGAGCCCAGTCAACCGTAAAAAGATAAGCCCCAGCATACCATTTCTTGTCTTTTCCTATGAATTTCCCAGATTGGGCGTCCAGGATGTCAAAAGAAGTAACGCTAGGATAATAACTAAAGCAATTCCACAGCTCCAACTCATCAAGTCGCATCCTAGGAACTTTTTTGACATTATATCCTTTTTGGATAAATGCAGAGATGGGTAAACGATAAAAGATTGCACCGTTTTCCATAATGGCATGGAATAAAATCGGACGACCAGTGATACTAGCCAACGCGAAAATGATGCAGTCTTCAGCTTCCCCATGATGTTTTTTAAGATCATAGAGATACTCTCTCCGAATCTGCGCATAAGTCGCAGGAATATTCGCGTTTAAATATGCCATTCAACATAAAGTCCTATTAGATTATTGTTAATATTTAGATTATTATTAATACAACAAGTATTGCTATGATAGCTATCGAAAGTTTTTTATGGTCTTTCCATAGATGCTTAGCGCTGTCTATAATTATACCCATATTTCCTCCTAGATTATTAGTCGTAAATATTTCCCCAATTTTCTCCAAACTCATAATCTACCCTATTTGGAGTTTCAAGTCTAACTGCATTTTCCATGATTTCTATGATTTTTTTAAATTCATCACCTTTTATTGAAATATCCAATTCATCATGAATTTGAATATGAGGAATAATATTTTCTTTATAAAGATCCAACATTGCTTTCTTAGTCATATCTGCAGCGGAACCTTGTATAAGTTTGTTTAAAGCTTTGTAAGTATATGCTCTTTTAATTCCTGGTCCGTATTCTCGTAGAGCTTCTTCATGAGGAAGAGAGCGATGAATACCAAAATGATTAGGTTCCCATAAATGAAACCTACATAATCTTCCTAATAATGTTCTAATTTTTCCTGAGTCCTGTGCACGTCGTGAAACAGCATCCATTAATTCTTTAACAAAAGGAACTCGACTATGATAAGTTTGAAATAAATCATTTGCTTTATCTTTGCTTATTCCAAGTTCGGCCTGTAATTTATTTTTTCCCATTCCATAAAATAATCCTAGATTAATAGTTTTAGCTTGAAGTCGAGGAATATCTGCCATTTCAGAAACGATGCTATGAAAATCTGCGTCTCCTTTTTTATAAGATTCTAGGACATCATGAATTCCTGGTAAATTTTGGAGAGATGCATAATGAACCACGAGCCGCGGTTCTTGTTGATTATAATCAAAACATCCCCATTTATGTTCTTTTTCAGGGAGAAATAAACTTCGAATCATTGGGCCAAGTTCTTTGTTTCGTGCGGGTATTTGCTGAAGATTAGGGTGAGCATAGGAAAATCGACCTGTGACCGTTCCACCTTGATCCGAACGGAGTTGATTAATTTCGGCATGGATACGTCCTTTATGTTCGTACTTGATAATGGTATCAATAAAGGTGGTATGAGCTTTATTTATTTCTCTTGCTTTAGCGATGCATTGAACCAAGGGATGAGGATGATTCTGCAAAAAATTTTTAGTGAAGGAGGGGGCCTGTGTTTTTTCCGTTCTTTCATAAGGTAATTTTAATTTGTCAAAAACTTTGGCAATCGATCTTGCTGCCCATAGTTGGACATCTATTTGTGTTTCTTTTTTTATTTCTAATAATGATTGTTTTTCTTGTGCAAGTAGCTTGGTTTTCAATTTATGCGCTCCTTCCACATCCACTCGAACCCCTTTAAATCGCATATCTACTAGACAGGGAAATAAATCTGTTTCTAACGTAAAGATAGAAAGAATATCTTGATGATGAATTTCTTTCTTCATTTCTTTCCATAAAGCTAATGTTAATTCAGCATCTTTCTCGGCGTAAGCCCCCACATACATAGCAGGAAGTTGATAAAGTTCGGCTTTAGGATCAAGTCCCCATTCTTTTGCCGCTGCGTAAAGTGCAGTTTCATCTTTTCCCGTTCCCAAATAGTCTCGAGAAAGAGAATTTAAATCATAACGAAATCTATTTTCATTAACTAAAGAAGCAGCTATCATTGTATCAATGATTCTTCCATTAATAACCATATCGCCTAGACTTTTTAACCAACAAACGTCGTACATGGCATTATGAAATATTTTATTAGCTTCGTTTTTTAAAAGATTACGTAACCATTTAAAGACAATCGTTTGATCTAAATTACCACCCCCTTCGTGTGCTATGGGAAAATAACCTGACCAATCCTTAACAGCGACAGCTACTCCTACAATTTTTCCGTTGTTGATAATAGACCCCGAACCACGCTTCGTTAGGTCAGGATCTTTGGTTTCTAAATCGATAGCGATGTCTTGGTAGTAAGTTAAGTCAGGAAGTTCGGCTGGAGGAGTCCATTCCGTCTGAGGTTTAAATAAAGGGATTTGCATTATGAATAATCTCTCTCAATAATCATATCAATATAGTGTTTGGCTTTTTCTAAATCTTCTTTTCCTGCTTTATCTTTGTGTCGTATTATGTGAACAATAGCCTCACCCTCGCTCCAAGAAATGTTATTTTGTATGATAAATTCGGCAGGTTGAATTTTATATTTTCTATAATGTTTGCCTCCTATTTGTTTATCGTATGCATTCATTAATGAATTGTGCCCTTCATCTTTTTTATTGTATAGGGTTCTACTTCGGTCTCCATAACGGATTCAATCATACGGCTATATTCTTTATCGGTTAAATGGGTTTTATACAAACGCATACCAATCGCTAGATAGGTGGCTGCAACCATTTGCATATTAAAAGAATCTCCATAGAACAGTGCATCTCTGGAAATTTCGTTATAAAGTTTTTGAAGTTTTTTTGTATCATTCATACTTTATAAAATGTGTAGCGTACGGTTAACTCTTCCCCTTTCTTGATGTCTTGTGAGACAATTAAATTCCATTTCTTATAGTTGTACTGGTGGCCCTTAATATCCTCGTCGATCATACGTAGTTCGACCTTGACGCAATTGCCATTACTGCTGTGATTAATAAAACCCCCCAACGGAGTCCTAAAGATAGTGTCTCCGATTTTCAGATGGCACATTCCCAGGTTGGTTCCTTGGCCGATGCCTTCCTTGGCAAACAATCCAAGCCCATCAACTTTAGAAGTTTTAATAGTCAGAGAATCTGGAAGAGGTTTATACATTTTCCTTTTTCCATTGGTCATAGTCCTTTTTATGTTTGTTATAGCCCTTAAGCCAAGTCTCCTTGGGTCTATTCTTTTTTATTTCTTTCTTTAAAAATTTGATTCTGTGATTAAGACCACCAATCGTGGTGTGCATCCAACCACAATCATGTGGCTCGATTTGTTTTTTAAACCAAGCAATAGTTTCTTTTAAAACTTTAATGCTTGTTTCCAAAGAGACTGATTGTGTTGTCATAAATATATTTCTTTCCTTCTTTTATTTCTGTCCATGCTTTTTTCGCATTATCATAGGCATGTCCCTTTATACTTTTTTCTGTATTCATAATGGTTAACACATCGATGCCATTATACACCTTGGCATAAGTACTTTGGCTGATAGCCAAAGAACTTCCGCTCATAAGTATTGCAAACTCAGTGCAGCCGGTGGTGATGATCGTTAATAAGCTTATTAATAAAATCTTCTTCATATTTTATTTCTCCTTGAGAATGACATATCCAACATTGCTTGGGTTCAGTTACCCCTTTAGCGTTGGTGATATTAATGTGTCCATTTCCGTTGCAGTTATCACAAATGGCTTTATACGACATTATAAATCCTCGGTCTACCACCTTTTTTACCCATTGCCG